TTATAAATTGTTGATAGCTGTTTCATAATTTGAGACGGCTTTTTTTGCATTCTCTTGGTTAGTATGCCAGTAAGTATTTTCAGTGATCATTAAATTAGAGTGGCCTAATCTATACTGAACATCTTTCGGGCTAGCCTGAGCATAGAGCATCATAGTAGTATGTGTATGGCGGAAACCATGAAATGATACGTTAGTTACTCCAGCAGCATCAAAATGCTTATTTAGGCGTTTGCGTAAGTTACAAGCATAAGCATATTTCTCCGTAAATACAGAGAATACAACTGTTTCAGATCGGCCTAATTTCCAAGACTGAATTTGTTGACGGTTTTTGTATTGTTTCAGTAAAAGTAATGTGGCTTTGTCTATTGGTATATCACGATAACCAGCGCTTGATTTAGGTGAATTTATTTCCTGATAGCGGTTTAGTGTCTTATTGATGCTGATAACACCGCTTTCTAGGTCAATATCAGACCATTCAAGAGCTAGAGCCTCACTAATACGGCAACCAGTGGCCAATAAAGTCTTATACAGGACAACATCAAATAAGTTCTCATAATTTGATTGATTCAGAGTGTCTAAATAATCAAGAAACTGTTTTAATTCTTTGTTGTCTAAGTATTTGACAGCAGCCTTTTCTTTCTGCTGTTTGCGTGGAACGATGACATCATTAGCTGGGTTGTATTGTATTACCTGGATAGCTACGCCATATTTCAAAATACGCTTATTCATGTTATGGAGCAAGGAGTAGTTAGCAAATGCCCCTTTTTCGCCTTTATTTGCCTTGTCAGCCCATTTGTTTACTTGCTGTTGAAGAATAGGCGTAGTAAATTTAGATAGCTTGTAATCGCCAAATACAGGCAATAAATGCACTCTAACCAATCCCTCCATGGATTGGCGAGTATTTGGCTTAACTGTATTCTTGTAACTATCCCACCAAACTTTTACAAGCTCATTATATGTTGTAATTGTCGGCTTGTCTTTAACTGTATAGCCATTAGCAGCAAAAGTATTGATCGCATCACGCGCTTTCACTTTAACGCCCTTTTTAGTGGTTGCTGTAACAGTTGTACGGGCTTTTTTGCCCGTTAGTTGGTCAACGCCTAGATAAACACTAGCATAATAAACTCTTTGGCCATTCTTTTTGATTTTTTCTTTGATATTCATGTATTTGTACCTTTCTTTCCATCAGCAGGCAAGGCGCGTGGTTTTGTTAGGTATTTATACATGATGTTTAAAGTTATTTATTTTCTTTTGATAAGTTGTTACTTAAACCAACAATAATATTATAGACTGATTTTTTTTCATCTAGTGACAAAAAGCTATACCTAGCCAATATATCCCTAAAAGGAGGAACTAAATAGCATAATGCTTGATAGTATTTTTCTAACGCCTTTTCACCACTTCCTAAATCGCCAAAAGTATCACTATTATCGTTTGCACGAATGAACTCTTTTTCAAATTCTTTGATTTGTTTTTCATCTACAAAAGTTAGTAGATGTGAGTATGCCATTGCTTTAATATCACTATCTGTATCTGCTATCAAATCGCTATAACCTAGTAAGTGAGGAATTGATACTCCAAAATAGTCAGCAAGTACCTGAGCAGCATCGGATTTTATATCAGTTTCCCCATTCTCCCAACGTTGTATGGTTCTATAAGGGATTTTAGTCTCATTAGCAAGTTCTCTTTGAGTAAGATTATTTTCTTTTCGTAATTGCTTAATTCTATTCATCTTATACATCCTTTCTAAAGAGATTATAACACAAAATGCCAAAAATGGAGAAAATAAGGGAGGTGAAACCAATGTTGATTACACTATCACTTGCTGAAAAAGTACGTATCAAGCGTGCAAGATTACAGCTAACCAAAAAAGCAGTATCGGAGCAGTTGGGTATTAAATCTCAAACACTAACAAAAGTTGAGAATGGAAACTATGATGCCCCTAAGCGTATCTATGAGAGCGTGATGACTTGGCTAGTAGAAGAAATTTAAAGCAAGTAAAAAGCCGTGTACAGGCGACCAAACCAACGTACACGGCTAAGGAAAAATAACAAAACTCAAGCAAAGGCAAGGCGCGTGGTTTTGTTAGGTATTTAGCAAGGGGACAAACCCCTTTGTAAATAATCTCTTCTTATTTTATCAAAATTAGAGGAAAAAGACAACTTAATTTATAAAAAGGAAAATGGAGGATATAAATGGAAATTCTGTCTAAAGAAATACAGTTACAGGGTTTACAGCTTCTTAAACAGACTCTTGAAATTTTAGTTGAGCTAGAAAAACAACGATCTAGTAAGTTAGATTTAATTTCTCGTAAAGAATTAATGGATCTGCTAGGTATAAGTGCTACAACCCTTGATAACTGGGAGGATCTTGGTCTTAAACGATATCAGACCCCGATGGATGGAGCTAAGAAAGTATTCTATCGTCCGTCAGATGTGTATTTATTTTTAGCAATAAAATAGGAGTTATGAAATGAAAATAGTTACTTTCAAACCAACTAAACAAATAGACGGTGGGTTTTATCTACCAGGCATTGACATTCTATTTGTCTCAGATAAAGCAGATGCCAAGAGTACAGAAGATGTAATTTTATTTATTTCAAGAAATGGGTTAAACAAGTCTTGAATGATATTAGAAAACAAAGCTACTATTCCACGGAGGATATCGATACAGCGATACAAGCCGTTATAAAGGCCTCTAACACGTTTATAGAGACAAGTGGTAAATAATATTAACACACTAGCCAAAGCCGTTTTAGAGGCTAAAAAAGAGGCTAGAGGAGGCAATTAAAAAGCAAGCTAACCAGATTTATACAGGAGGTAGAACCGTAATGGAACTAGTTTACATGGACGGTAAGAAAGAGCAGTACACCACAAGCGAGATCATCGCTGAATGTGCTGAAGTACAACACCACACTATCACGCGCTTAATAAGAGAAAATAAGGCTGACTTTGAAGAGTTGGGAATACTTGGATTTAAAATCCATAAATTAGATACTAGAGGACAACCTAAAAAATCCTATATTCTGAACGAGCAACAGGCTACTTTGCTGATCACTTATTTAAAGAATACCGAAACAGTACGGCAATTCAAACTAAACCTAGTCAAAGCATTCTTTGAAATGCGTGAGGAACTTTCTGAAATTCGTCTGCAGAGGGCGCTAGAAAAACCGAAAAGAAAAACCTTGCATGACAGTATAGAAACATGGCCTAATGCACCAAAGCACGCGCATAGCACCATGAACAACTTGCTACTAAAGGCAGTAACAGACATGAACGCTAAGCAGTTAAGAGAAGAGCGTGGGGGCTATAACGGTATCGATAGCTTGACTAGTGAGGAGTTGGAGCAGTACCAGGCATTTGAGGATATGGCAATAGCTATGATTGAATTGAAAATGAGTTATCAGGAAATTAAGACAATGATGTTTAGAAGTAAAAAAATAAGCTAAAAAATCACACCAACAAAGAAACAGAGGTAAAAACATGACAGAAACAACATATGAGAATTTAACTAGACGTATAGACAGAATTAGCGCAGAAATGCGAGAAATTAGCGAAGAAAATGGCCTAAGAATCCTTTCTTTATTGGAAAGTCAGACAAAATCCATCAAAGATGATTTGTCCCGTTTACTTTGGATTGAACTTCCTGAATTGAATGAAAGCCATAAAATCGAAGCGGTCTCTAAAAGCACTACGGGAATGTTTTTCGCCCCTGGTATTTTTGAAATGGACACTATGCGAAAAGCATTCTTTAAACGCCAAGCTAAGCACTTTTTTGAGAACGAAGCAGAGCAACAGGCGTATATAGAGCATGCTGAAAAGGAGTATTTAGAGGCTACTGTAACCTTAAAATATATTCTTTTTAACTCTAAAAATGGAACTCAGAAAGCAAATAAAAGTTGTCTTATAGAGAAGTTTGAGGAGGCAATGCAATGACACTAGATTTAGACAACATGACACAAGCAGAATTTGATGAGGTAATGGCTGAAATCCAGCTACAAAGTCCAAACATTTTTCAACTGATTTCTGATTTTGTAAATAAAAAAGTAACCAGTGTGGAAATAGACGACTTGTTGAATATGAAGCGAGCTGAACAAGTGGCATACATCAAGAATTACAAAGCGAGGGCATAACATGAATGAACTAGATATAAGCAATACACAGGCGGTTTTTGTTACCGTGATTTTGATTGGCTTACTGCTTTATTTAAACCACCTAGACCGCAAAAAAAGCGCCCAACTGGAGCGAGAAAACCAACAGACGATAGAACCACCTAGCGAGGATTTAAACCCTGATTATGGGCGATATATCCAGCTTGCAGGGGTAGACGTATGGGGAAGAATTGAATGAGTCTAACAATGAATGACAAGCGAGTATTAAGACTAATCAAGGTAGAGAATTATAAATGAGCAAGGGAGAGGACGATGGCAAAAACAAAAGTCTATTTTTGGCTAAAAATTGATAAGAAATTTTTTGATAATATTTTTATCAAGAGACTAAAGACGGTACCTGGTGGGTACACTATGACAGTTATTTATATTAGGCTCATGTTAGAGAGCTTGGAAAGTGACTGTATTTTATACTATGAGGGCTACTTTAACAATCTCAAGGAAGAGTTAGCCCTAAAATTAGATGTATCAGAAGATGATATAGATATGACCATGGCATACTTTACAAAATGCGGTTTAATACAGATTGACGAAGATAAAAACGCAGAACTACCACAGGCAAAAGCTATGGTTATGAGTGAAACAAACTGGGCGAGTTATAAACGTGAACAACGAAAAAAAGGAAAATTGGAAGAAGTCCAACCATCTTTGACATTTTCCAACTCATGTCCAACAGAGATAGAGATAGAGATAGAGAAAGAGTTAGAGTTAGAGATAGAAGTAGAAGTAGATAAAGAACAATCACCCACTCCCTCTACCATCAATCAAGATTTTGTAAATCTCTATAAATCTTTTGAAGCTGAGACAGGTAAAGCATTGTCACCGTTACAGATTCAAGAATTGCAGTATATGCTAGAAGATTTTAGCCCAGAGCTTATCCATGAGGCGTTAAAAGAGGCTGTCAGTCAGGGTAAAGCAAACTTTGCATACATCAAGGCAATCCTTAACCGTTGGAAACAGGACAATTTATTGACGGTGGAACTTGTTAGAAATAGCAGGGCAGCGCGTGAGGCTAAAAAACAGCAAACCAATCAACTAGAGCCTACCAGCTATGAAGATTGGATACCAACACAAGAAAAACCATTTTAGGAGGTCAGAAAATGAAATCATTACAATCTAGTTTAGGAAATATTGAGACATTTAAACTAGACGAATTGTGTCCTAAGCATGAAATACAGCTAACACAAATCAAAGGAGAAAGACATGTAGTAGTGGGGTGGAATGAGAACGGAGAGGTAATAAAAGAAGTTCGCTGTATCCCACCCTATTGTGAACAATGCCAAGAAGAACAGAAAAAGCAAGATGAAGAAGATGCGATTGCTGATAATTTGAATGCTAAACTATATCTGCAAACTTATAATGTGTTGATGAGCAATAAGAGCTATGTAGCAGATGGGTTTAAAACTAAAACTTTTGATGATTTTAATGCTGTAACATCAGAAGAAAAGCGATTTTTAGAATTTGCAAAAGGTCAGGTACAAAAATATCTTGATGGCATGAGGGGAAATACGCTTATCACAGGAGGTACAGGGATTGGAAAAACACTTTTATCAGTTGCTATTGCCAAAGGTATAAATGAGGGGTATAAGACAAAAGGAGAACCTAAGAGTGTGCTTTTTGTAAGCCTAACCGAAATGATCAAACAAATTAAAGAGGGGTGGAATTATGGTAAAGGTGCAACACTTACAGAGTTTGAAGCTACTGAACTCATGAAGTCTGTTGATTACTTAATTATTGATGATTTAGGTGCAAAAAATGCTGTTATTAAACCTAAGAGCGATTGGGAGCAGGATTTACTTTTTGATGTACTGAATAATCGAGAAAATACTATATTTAATACAAATCTTGATAGCGATGAACTCAAGATAGTATACAACGAGCGGAATTATAGCCGTATTCTAAAAGGTCTTGAGGGTAACACTTTTAAGGCTTTCACAATCAAAGATAAGCGATACTCAATTAATCAGTTAAAAAATAAGGTAAAGCAGTTGAAGTAATCGACTTACAAACCTAAACAAAAATAGACACTCTTCACAGGGTGAGAAATTGTAATGTAGCCTTTAATATGATAAAATACAGTTGGACTACCTAGATGATATTATCTAGTGTAAAGTACGGCAGGTCGCCCCTGCCTCGGTCGTAGCTGTACAAAAATTGTGCAGCTGTTTTTAATTATACAAAAATAAAAAGCCCCACGCTCTCGGTCGGCAAACTTCTGAGGGTGAGGCTATGAGCAAGAAAAAAGCATGCACGGTGCGCGCCTGCTTTGCATTCCCAAAATGGAACTCAAAAAAGCTCAAAAATGAGCTAAAGCACACTAAAAAGGGTAGTAAAGAGCGTTGGATAGTTGAAAATATCAGTTATATCAACGCTTTAGGAATACAAGTATTAGATTTACTTATCTTAGGAGCTATTACTCATTTTTGCTTAACAGATTTGTGACTCAAAAATGAGTAGCAAACAAAACTAATAACGGTTATACAGGAACTGAAGACTTTTCGACATTTTTGTCGCTCAAAGATAGCCCTAAAATGTCTCAGCTTACAACCGTACCCGTTTGGACACTTGAAATAAAGGAGAAATTCATGACTGAAAACAAGGATAATAAATTATTAGAAATGATGGAGAAAGGCTTTGTTTTATACTCAAAAAATGGTATAATAAAGTACATTGAAATTCCAGATCATGGTAGCATTAAGCTAAAAGCTCAAGATGGGCAGTTAGTTTATAAGGAAGTGACCACTGGAGAACAATGTTAATAAATACTGACTGGAAAAACCAGAGGTATGATAATTGAGTTTAACGCTCTTTTGTCATACCTCTTTTATTTTGTCGTAAGGAGGATAACATGACATTTACAACAATCAAGGATGATATTAAGGCTTTTGGCAAGAAAAAGCATGGGTACATGACTGTACTG